AACATATCCTCATCATTTGTCTGTGAAACCAAATTGGTTTATGTGTCATAGTAAATTGGAGGTTATTACTTGTTTGTTTACCTAATTTATATCCACCAACAACTTTTGGTGGTGTCATTGGTTTAAAGGGCAAGTTATGCCATTCTACTGCTGTTTTCATTTGATTATAATTTCAGGGTTACTAACATTTCTATTTTCCTTTAAGTACTTAACTGCAGCTTCTATTGAGCTGTGTGTTTTATACGGAGACATTGGTAACACTCCACTTTTCTCATCATACACATGTACATGATCATTACAGGTGAATGTTACAGTTAATTGGCTTCCTAATATTTTCTTTACTGTTGTTGTTTTAACATCCTCATTTGAACAATGAGCATACTTATTTAAGTTGTCAAATGTTGCTCCTGACTCAGTCATAATATAGTTTTTCTGACTTTTAACTAAGGACAATACTCCAGTTGAGTCTCCACTAATAAAAGCAAAAACATTCTCATCAATCACACCCATCAGTTCTTCATACTCTTTAAACTCTTTTTCACTTTCTCTGGTTGTTAAGGTGTAACCCTTTCCTAAGCAAATATTCATTTGATACTTGCCCTTTTTACTAATTTTTCTTAATGTATACATACATATATTTATTTATATGTGTGATTAGATACAGAACCACACTGACTGTTATTTTTCCAATTTAATTTTAACGCACTCATTATATAAATACTCCATTAGATAAGCAAATGGTTCATGGTTCTTACTTGTAAACTCCACACCAAAATACTCTAATATTCTGTGTGTTGCATGAAATAACTCATGAACTAATACACCCATTTTAGAATCTTCAAGGTCAATACATAACCACCAGTTTGCAGAATTTTTTTCATGATTCCAAAATAAACAAGCCTCTGTATTATCACCTTCATCATTGTAATCTCCACCCTTAATTTCCCATAATGCTTCCTCAGTATTTTTACAATCAACTAAATGAAGAGTTCCATTGTATATTGGAATTGGTATTATATACTTTTTCATATTCTATTTATTTTTATTATTAACTTCTCCCACACATCTGCTCTCAACCTTGCTTGATGCTGTGAGTCTGCTTTTATTATCTTGCTGGTTCTCCTCCAGGCTCCTTGAGTGTATACTCGATAGTGTACTGTCCACATTGTTTAGTGCTTTAAGGTAACGGTAGTACAGGCTCTCATTGAACCTATCCCACCCTGTGATTATTGCTAAGTTTGTCATCCTATTACTCCTATGATAATAAGGAAAGTAGTGACTGCTACGATAAGACACCCCATGATTAGGGTGTCAAGTATTGCTCTGTGATTCTCATTCATGATTATAAGTTTTGAAGGTTAGCTTTGTACATCTCAAGTCTTGCAAGTGCACGTGCCTGTGTGTGCAGTCTGTTTTTATAGCTGGCAGTAAAGTCTGGTAGCATCTCATACTTAGAACTCATCTTGATGTTGTCTGATGTCATTCTAAGTCTGGTGATCATACCATCAATCATGTACTGAGCATCCTCAATAGCTTCATTGAGTGCTTCGCTGTCTTGTACATAGCCATCCTCACAATACTTGCATTCATAAGATACATCATATTGAGGGTCATTATCCCATGTACCATTGGTGTAGGTTTTGCCGTTACCTTGGCACTCTTCACATTCTTTAATAAACTTTTTCATGTTGCTTTGTTTTGATTACCTTACAAATCTACTCAAAATTTCTATATACGCAAATAATAATAAACAATTTGTTGAAAATAATTATAATTTATAATGATTCTAAATAAGGAAAGCCCACCTAAGTGAGCTAATCTATATGAAGGAGTGACCTGCTAACTGTTCTTATGGTAAGTAGGCAGGTACTATTTTTTTTTAAATCTTTTGACTATGAATTTAGAGGCTAAGGTTGCAAGAGCTTTGAGAAACTTATTCTCAGATTGCACTTCAACTTTTGTACCTGTCTCATCTTTTGTGATGTGCACATCTACTTTTTTTCCATCATACTTAAGGTCATGGTTGGTGCCATCTTTGTGGTACTCAATCTCTGCCTTGTTAGTCTCAATGATGAGGTCCACTTTCTTAGGTCTGCCTACTTTCTTTGCCATGATTATCTTATAAATGGTGAATATTTCCCTTTATGCATTCTTAATGCCTGCTTTCTGTTACCTTTTTTCTTGTAGCTAAGGTGAAACCATGCAGCAGATGTTGCTGTTCCTGCCTCAAAGATAGCTTGATCAAAGTCTAAGTTATCAATTATCCAGATAAATAACTCTTTATCATGCAAGTCAAGGTCCATTGCCTCACCTTTGCAGTGTTGAGACGTTGTACTGCCACCTATTGCCTTGTTAAGTGCAGGAGAACGAAAGCCACTATTTAACTTGATAGGCTTTCCTACGTGGTCTCTAAGTGGTTGAAAGACTTTCTCACACAATAGCTTGGCAGATTCAATCTGAGCTACAGTCATTTTGTTTACAATGCCCTTGGCAGTTGCTGTAGGAGATGACTCAAACTCCTGTAGTGTTACATTCTTACTTAGATTCATTGTTCTCAACTGTTAATTGTGATAATGTAGCCGCCACAGTGCCCACTGTAATAGCGTAGGATGCAACCGTTACTACTGCAACAGGTAAAGTTATAGGTGCAGTCACGATAACGCCTGCAATAGCTCCTATTGTGATTGCTATTTTCTGCACTCTCTTCCAAAACTTAGGAGTAGGAGCGGACCATCTTTGTGCTATGCTCATCTTGTTAGTTGTACTTCAATTAATTTCTTTACTGACTGAGTTAATTCGCTGATTTGTTCTGCCAAGTGCTTGATCTCAAGCTGAGTCATTTTCTCAATGGCTTCATACTTGAACCTGGACTCATTGTCAACCAGTTCAATCTTACCTTTGAGCCTTCCTTGAGTCTCAATTATTTTCTTCTGTTCCTCTACCACAGTTTTAAGGTCATTGTGCAATGCTTTAAGGAAGTATCCTATCACTGACATTAGTACTGTGATCACTGTGAATGCTATCTCATTAAATGCCATTACAATATAAGTATTGAGTTGTTATATCCGTTCTCTCTCATCCCCCCACATGGACAGCCACTATGGCACTGCCCTACACAATTACAATCACAGGCATCAATCATTGGTCTTAGGTCAGTATCTCTGTTAGTAAGGTCTGTGAATCCAGGATACAATGCCTTGTTAGCTATCAAGTATCTAATCAATCTTTGTTCAAAGAAGGAAGCCTTCTGTGCATAGTGCTCCATACCAAATGCTACCTCACTACGACTCACAGAGCCTGAGAAGTCACCAAACTGAGTCTGCAATCCTTTGTTCTTAAGTTGGTATGTCAAGCCAAAGATAGCATCCTCTGCTGACCTCCAAGCAATGACTGGTTGAATGAAGGCAACAAGTGCCTCTTCATCTACAGTCAAGGTCTGAGCATTGTATGCGGCCAGTAGATAGTTGTAGTATGTTGTTCCTAAGATAGGCATCACTCTAAGCTGTGCCTGAGTAGCTATGTATGGAGTAACATCAGTTACATCCACATTGGCTGTGATAGGAGTGTTGGTCTTAAGGTAGGTTTCTGTTATAAAGTATATCATAGTGCAGGTGTTTCTGTTGGTATTACGTCACCGCCTTCTATAGGAGGCAAGGATGCAAGTGCTCTTACCTCATTCGGAGTCATTGCATTAAGTACTTTTGTAGCTACCAATGGACTCAATGAGTTGATGGCATCAGCTGTCTTGGATGCATCTCCTTCTATCTCTACTATGGTCTCATTAATTATCTGGAAGTTGTTGAGCATATAAGTGCTTGGTATCTTAGCCAGTGCCAACAGCTCATTCACTATCTCCTCCACCTGGTCTCTCAATGGCATCACTACATTCTTCTCAAACACAACATAAGCCTGCTTGATGTCAGCTCCACCACCAAGTGAACCTGTGGTCCTTACACCCATTAGTATAGGGTCAATGGTATGTGAGAAGCATATCTGCTCAGTGTTGAGTGCAGAGGCTTCATGGAAGAGCTTATCATTGTTGTTGACTGGTAGTGCCTCTATCTTTGGAAGTTGGTCAGCTGAGTTAGCAAAGAATGCCACAGCCTTCCCGGCATTAGCTGCACCTTTCAACCTATCAATGGTATTCTTGATCATGTGCTTCTCCTCTTCACTCTGTGGTCTCTTAGGGAACATCATAGCAAAGGAAGGGAACACACTGTTCTGGATGTTACTCTTAGCAAAGTAGCTTAGCTCACCAGATAGGAATGCAAAGTTAAGTGCACTTGTATATTGCGGCAAAGAATACCACTCCTGACCTAAGGTCATGATCTCATAAACATACAGTTGTTCAAGGTCAGTGTTGGTAGGGTGTGCCTTCTTAATAGGTATCACATCAATACGGGATGACCAGTCATCACACATGAAGTAAGTTATCCTGTCTCTGGATACTCTTACCTTCTCTGGTGATACATTCTCTACCTTGTACAGCTCACCTTTTTTATTGTAACATAACTTAAAGTAAACTCTGTGGTGTACTATCAACTGCTGAGCTATAGCCTTACTGGTCTTGTTGAGCTTCATCTTTTTTTCAAAGGTGTACAGCTTTAACTTATCATCAGATGTCATCTTAGCAGTCTCAAGAGTGTACCCACCACCAACTATTGCATTGGTCTTGAAGTCCACTATGGCACCATGTAGTGGTGAGGTGTAGTAGAGTTGGTTGAGTAGCTCTGGAAATAGGTTGTTAGTTCCAAATGGTATATATCCAGCTATCTGGTGCCTGCCATTAACATACGGCAATGATAGGTTATTACTACCCACATTACCAAAGGGTGTGCTGAATGATTGATAACCTTCCACTACTTCTGTAGTTTGTGGCTTGTTGTTAATGAATCTACTATACCATGCCATTAGTCATATATTGAATTAATTTGTGGACCTGCTACAACCATCCTGCCCTCCTCTATCATGGTCAAGCCAGTAGGGTCAAGGGTAGGCACTGAGCTTTGATACACCTTGTATCTATACTGACCTTTCACAAAGTCAATATCTGTAGGCTCATCTATTGTAAACAGGTTAAATCTTGAGGTGTATGCAGAGGTATCTGTACCTTCCCAGTATATCGGGTCGGGTGTGGTGTTGAACTCATCCTCAAACTCAAACAAGTAGTAAGGGTCTGGAATGGTTGTGACCTCTGTAAGGGTCAGAACAAACAAGTTGACTGTGTCTTTCTCAAGATATATCATACCTATATTGTACAACGTGTTTATAATAATTAAAAAAGCCCCACCGAGATGAGGCTATTTATATAGTTGATAGGGTTTATACTAATAAAGGACCTAACACAGCAGCCTCCATTGCATAAGCCAACTGGTCATTCTCCGCAAGGAGTGTAACACTGTACTTAGAACCATCTGCACGAGCTGTACCTGAGCCTTCTCCAGATGCAGTCAACTGCAAGAATGGGAAGAACCAAAGGATGCCATTTTGATCCTCAACTATTGCAGATAAGTACTGCTGTCCAGAACCAAGTACCTTGATTGCATTAGACTTAGCTGCCTCTCTTCTGTGGAACATTAAAGAGATAGTTTGAGTCACAAAACTTGAGCCATTGATTAAGTCAATAGAGCTCTCTTCTGTGTATCCAGATGTATTACGTCTGAACTCAAACTCAGTGAATGGATCTGCTGCAACTACTAAGTCAAGCGTGCCAATAGTAAACTGCTCAGCAGGTGTTCCAGCTGCGTCTACTACTGCCAATGTATCCATGTCTACATTATCCTGTAGATTGATATAAATTCTTTTGATGCCACCGCTGTTGTTGTCACAGCTTTTTGTTATGGCAATTAATGCTTCACAGCTCATAATTATATTTTTTAAATGTTATAAAATAGGGAGGCACTTACTACCCCCCTTATATTTTTTTAGTCAAAGCATACATTATACAAAACAATCTCAGCAGGGTTTGTGTAATGGAAACCTACTTTCATGTTAGCACGAGTTCTTAATACAGGCTCAGCAATAGA